CGGGCGTACCTTGATAATTAGCGTACTCCTGTTTGTAATCCCTTGGCATGACCTTCTCCTAAGATTGTCCACCTTGCAATACTGCTAGCGCCACAGGACTCTGTAGTCTGGCAGATGTACTAGTTAGTGCGTCCACAAAACGTGGGTGGTTGATATTAACGATTAGGCAATGAGCTTGCCCCGGGTTGCGGTTCTGGCATCCTTTGAATATAGTAACCCGCTCCCGCGCAGATATCAATGCCCCGTTAGATTCTAGTTCCCGAATAAGTCGGTCTGCACCATCTCTAGTCTTGCTCAACCACTTCTTTAGCGCGGTTAAATTGATCGCTAGGCTGCTTCCGGGCATCACTGGGGTGTTGCTGTCATAGACCACCTTAAGTCTAGCCACAGCGCGTTCTGGAGCGGGTACGCGCACTTGTTCTTTGCCTGACCCATATAGCTCAGTGACTTCGATTAGCTGATCGTTGAACTCTTGTAAGAACTGACCAACCGTATCGAAAACGTCCTGCTTGCTGCTCTCTGCGTCCTTACGAGCTTTAATCGTGCAGTCAATTAAATACTGTGTTGTGTTGTCAACATCGAAAGGAATCAGCCCCAGTTTCTGACCGATCTTACCAATGATCCATCCGTTAATAATCCCTGATCTATAGAAGCGTTCTTGAGGTTCAAACAGAAAATTAAATCTCTTGGTGAACGCCGCTACACCCTTTTCGTATATCAATTCAGGACCACCATACGCTACAACAGCTTCGACTAACTCTGGATAAGCCCAGCCATTGTTTTTAGCTATCAAATCAAAGAATCGATAGCCATTGCTGTACCCAGTCGAGTCGGTCTGAATAAAGGTGCGGTCGTGGTGGTGCAACTCCATAGTCCTAGCGCGTAGTGGATCGTTGCTAGTCTGAATATTGTCGAACTTCTGATGAATAGATATGTTAGTGGTCAGCAGAGTTGGTCCGTCCCACTTCACAGGCTCACGGATTTCCCTGTCCTTGGACATAGAAATTTTCTCACGCCCTTGGCTTAAGTTATATGCCAACTCAGCAACGTCTTCGTCCGCTGAAGTAGTCAACTCATCTATGGTGCATGGCAGATTGTTTAGTACGCCGCGAATTTTAAATAGCGCGTTGCTAGTGTCTAGCTTAGTCATAAACAAATCACGCGGGTTGCCGATCAAACTATTCGCAGCCATTAACGCCAACGACTTACCTGTGGTTGTCTCTGTAGAATAAATGGACACGACTAACGAAGCGTTGCCAGATACCTTACCTAGCAGTCCAGATAAAGCCAAAATAATTGCGGCTCTCAGGTTGTGAGTGCCCGGCTCGTTCAGCATATCCATGGCGTCAATCCAAATCTGACGATCCCCATGAGGCTTAATCATCTCAGCATAGCGGGACGCAGCACCACGCAAACGGCGATCTGTGTTTCCAGTAGGCGAGTTAATAATACGTTCCCCGCATAGGAACGACCCGTCGTCTTGCCAACCGAACGATATAAAGTCAACGCCAGTAGGAGACTGCTGCTGTACCATTGTTAAATAATCCATTAAGTAACCTCGTAATTTTTCTTGTTGGCCTACGCCCTTAATACTAAACACTTGTCTGTTAAGCAAGAATGTAGCGAACTCTTTACCTATTGTTGCTACAACACCGATCTCGTGGTCTTCTTCCTGCCACCCAGTCATAGGGTATTTAATAGCTAAGCGGAAAGTTGTTTTACCTGATACTACGTCCTTGTACATGCCAGTTATGTGCATGGGGTATGGCGAAGTTAATTCCCAATCAGTTGTAGTTACGGTGACGGAGTTGCCGTTCGCGTCTACTACTTCTGTGTCAGTTTTAATCTCTTTGTAAATCTTGCCGTCTTTTTCAACATAAGGCTTAGGCAATTCGACTTCAATAGATTCGCCTTGCTCGTCAACCACGGTGCTCGTCGTGGATGATGATAGTTGCGCAGGGCTAGTGATCTTCCCTTTGTGTGGGCAACCTTTGCAACCTTCGGGACTCAGCTGTTCAAACTTAGCGCAAGTAGTCGGACCTGTCCCCTTCCAACCAGCTAACTTATTCATGCTATCGTTAAGGTCGAAGTCTTTGTGCTTACCAGCCAGTATGATGACTGCTTCTTTAACATCAGTAGCATGAGCAGCCAAGCCCATTGTCGAACGCCATAGTGGCTCCAACACCGGATTACCTGCTGCGTCAGTTACACCACCTGAATTAACTATTGCGCTTATCTGTTTGCAGTGCTGCGCTACCGCTAAAATATTTACGTCGTTCGAGTTTAGCACCGCTGCTGCTATGCTTGACTGTGGTTTCTTCGCCGCTGTCGACGACTGCGTCTTTGAGGCCTTGCCGAACCATGGCTTCAACGTAGTAAAAAGCTGAATTGGGTTGTAGTCTGGAGAATTTAGTTTGCATTCGACAGGTTTCCAAGGTTGTTGCTTCTTGTGGTTGGAGCCAACAGGGCGGAGCACCATTGACGAGTCATGAATCTTAGTTGTGTCGATAACGACACCGTTCTCTTCTAATGCTATACGCAATGCTGTCGAAGCTTTTACCCAGTGTGACGCAGAGATAGCTTCGGTTAGCGGCCAATAGCAGTGTAACCCACGACCAGATGATACAACCATCGGGGTAGGAAAGTTTATCGCAGCAAGCGCAAGTCGCATCGCCGCCCATCCATCTTTTTGTGTGGCGTAAGGCTTGTCGCTACCAATGTCAAGATCAAGTGCTAAGGTTTTAAACCACGTAGCTTTATCTTGAGTACGTCTCCATTTTGTTTTTCCATTTACATCTGTGTATGCGTGATTCGCAAACGCACCGATACCAAAATAAACAGTGGTATCTGGCTCGGTATCCCATTTTTGTATAGCAGCAACGGCGTCATCGATATTTGCAAATGATCCTCTATTCCAGAAAAAACCACGAGATTCTTTCCCAGATGGATCAGGCTTGTGTGTGCAAATTACCAGTTCGTCTCGTTGGGCAGATACGCGAGTAAGGAAGTCTTTAGTGTTCAATTCTGTGCCCTCAGATAAAAACCCCGGCCTGAGCCGGGGGGTCCAATACTTCTACTCTATTCTATTACTCATCGAACAGACTGTCGAGCTTTGCAGAAAGTTCATCTGACGCTTTTACTGATGCAACAGTTGGCTTTTCTTTAACTGGCTTAGCAACTGCTTGTACTGGGGCTTCTTCTTCATACGCATCATCTACCGCAGGAGCGGCGATCTGTGTTGCCTTTTGCGGTGCAGCAAGCGCAGGTCCTGCTTGTGATGGGGTAAGTTGGCGAGTAGCTACTTTCACTTGATCGCTTGAGAGTAACACATCAACACGCTCAATAGCTTTTTCTGGCACATATCCCTTCTGCTTGAATGTGATCTTCGGGTAGCTAGCGCTGTCGTCAAAACCCAACTCAGTAATCGCCTCTTCGGGACCAACACCGTAGTTGCCTAGTTCTTTGAAATACTCACGCAACGACTTCATACCAGATACAGGAACTGTGAGGCTGTAGACCTTGGTAGGATCAGCCGCAGGTACGATAGCCAAGTGACGTTGGTCTGAGCACATCTTAGACTTAGCACCTGATGGAAGAATTTTGGAGCCAAGAACATTGTGTGGGCAATCTGCACATCCGGCATTGACAGGCTTGTCTACACTAACGTCAGGGCGTAGGCCATCGTTCGACCAACAATCAGGACGAACATCCGAAGCCGAGGCATCGAACGCTTTGCCATAGAACACCTTAGATACTCGTGGGTTTGCCCCTACGATGATGGTGTCCAGTGTTACTCCAACGGTTGTCTCAACGCCGTCTTCGACCAGTCGATAACGCCCTGCACGAATACTAATGCGCGGGATATTAGGACCGTCACTGACGATAGCTGATGCAACAGTTGATTTAGTGCCCGACTGCTGACGCGCAGCAATACGGGCAGCAATGTGCGCTGGGACTGTGGTTATGTTACTCATGGTTAGGATTCCTTACGAGTTATTTAAGTGAATGTACTTTAGATACTCAGCTATTTTTTTAGAATACTGAGCGTTTAATAATTGGCCGAATGCTATGTATAAACCCATATCATACGATGCAGCGCCATTTGTTAACACTTTTGATAGATGCTCTATCGATGTATCTAAAGCTTCATCAACTTGATCTTGAGTTTTTGTATTCATTTATTACTCCTTGCTTTGAGCTTTTCTAAAATTAAACACACGTGTGGACGAGAAGTTAATACCCGGTGGGGGCGCACCGTTACCCTCGATGAAACTCTTCACCCCAGTTTTAGACGCACGGGCCTCGACCAAATCCCATGTGTCATGCTCTTTGCAATAGCTAAAGAATTCCTCGCGGGAAGCAACTGTAGCTGTGTTATGTGTAGCCCAGTAACCAGTGCCAAAAGAAGTCTTAATAGAATCAAGCCCATCTTCTTGAGCTTTAGCAGTAAACCAGTTCTCAAGTGCTACAAGTTTCTCTGTCAATTCTGCTTTTGCTGCTTTATGCTCTCGTTCCATCTTATCGATAGCATTACGTACAGAGAGAAACCTCTCTGCGGCAAGTTCGTAATTCATACATTCTCCTAACTGTTTAACTAATCGTCACTGTTGACGCCTTGAACCAACGCCAAAAATTCCGCCAAGGTGTTTTGCTTCGAACGCAGTCGGCGGTACAACTCTGCCTCGAAACTGGTGGCGTACACGTGCCACACATTCGTTTTGCCGGTGGTGTTCAACCTACGAATCCTTGCATTGGCTTGCTCGTACTGCTCAAGTGAATAAATAGGAGCGAACCAAACAATATCTTTCGCACGGGTTAACGTCAATCCATGCGCTGCTACTTTCGGATGAGCCAATAATATCTTAGGCGTATCGGTGTGTTGAAAGTCGTTGAATATTTGATTGCGGTCATTCTTACTAGTGTCACCATTAACCATAGCAACATCGTACTTATCAGCAATCAACTTATCACGTAACCACAACTGCACACCCTTCAACGGAACAAAGATAATAGCCTTGTCGCCTATCTCTTCAAGTAAGTCAGTAAGTGTATTATACCTCTCTTGGGCGTCTATGGCAATTGGGCCTGTGTCGCTATACACCACACCGCAACTAATCTGTAAAAGCTTCGACAACATCACAGCGGCGTTCGGCGCGGCTACTTCGCCCTGCGCGAAAATCGTCACCGCTTTGTCTTTCATATCTTTGAATGCCTTCTCCTGCTGCTTAGTCAGCACTGTCTTACGCCCAACATAATTAGTCTGTGGCAAATCCTTGCATTCATCTAGCGAGTATCTAATCGATGGCTGCAATACTTTCTTGCACAACTCCAACGCATCCTCACGCGGAACCCAACGGAACGTTGTTACCTTCTTCATCACCATGTCTTTGAACGTAGTAAAGCTCTTGGGTACACTCGGTGAGTCAACAAGCCTAGCCAATGTCCATGCGTCTGCGGGTGTCTGCGATATGGGTGTGCCTGTTAACAACCACAACCACGGTTGATGTATCTGCATCCACTTAGCAAATATCTTATACCGCTGTGAACTCGGTGACTTAAGCGCAGTAGCTTCATCATAGATAACTACGTCGAAGTCTTTCAGTTCATCTTTCATATTGGTAAACCCGTCATGGTTAATGATGACGTACTGCACACCGGGTTGATCCAATAACTTCAGTCGCTTCTCTTTATTACCCACGCACACAACAAAGCTGCGGTGTGGCAAATGGTGTTTTAGTTCTCTACCCCACACTACAGTTAGTGTAGATAGCGGCGCTATGATAAGAACTTTCTTGGCGATACCTTCTTCTAATAAAAAGTCAGCCGCCCACAAAGAACTGATGGACTTACCTGTACCCGGAGCGTTTAGACACAAGGCCCGTTTGTGCATGGTGAGAAACGATGCCGTCTCTTTCTGGTGATCCATCGGAGCGAACCGACCGGGCCATTGGTAATACTGCAATATCGGTGCAGGAACATGGAAGCCGAGGTTACGAAGAACAATAGACTCATCAACACCATAAGGAAGGGCAACAAGATTATCGCCGTTGTGATCGAACGTTTTCGCATGGGGTATATAGTTAGCAATAGCAGAGTTTTCACTGCTGTTAATAATGATCTTACGTTTGTCTGGTATTACGAGCATAGTGCTGCCCACCCTTTAAATTCACTTACCCACGCATCTACATTGGTTTCTCTGACGATCCACACTTGTGCACCTGCATAAGTAGCGTTAGCAATCTCACGCGTTTGGTTTGGTGTGCATTCACCTCTACCGTATTTAGTCTCTACACAGAAGGCGTGACCACTCACCCAACCAACAAAGTCTGGGATTCCTGCTCTTCCGAACCCATTAGCGGGTGGCATAAACCAGTAGCACTTCGGTACATCTTTTAGTGTTTCTTTGACTATCTTCTTTACATCACCTTCATTTTTCATCGTCTTCCTTTCAGTCGTGCATCTGGACATATATCTCTGGCAGCGCACCACGGGCATAACCCCGACGGTTTAGTATTAAACACGCCGAGGTCAATGATCTCCTGCACCTTATGAAACCTTGGTTGCAGTGCGCTCCACAGTGCGCCAAGAAATCTACGCTCGTACTTAGCATTAGTTATTTCGTCGAACTTGAGCCAGATAAAAGAAGTTTTAACCGTCTGGACTTCGGGGAAATGGAACATAACCATTGCCGCAAATAGTTGTA